TGGCGTTTCAAGTCAGCCCTGGAATTAACGTTTCCGAGATTGATCTTTCAACAACCGTACCGGCTCTAGCAACCACAATTGGTGCTATTGGCGGTGTGTTTTGTTGGGGTCCTGTCGGCAAGTTTGTTCTAGTAGATTCAGAAAATACTCTGGCAGCCCGTTTTGGCAAGCCAACATCAGACAACTACGAAACATTCTTTACTGCGGCTAACTTTCTTTCGTATGGTAATGCCCTTTATGTTTCTCGTGCAGCTATTACAACTGGTTTCTCAAACACGGTTGCCGCTGCTTCTGCAAACCTAAATAGCAACACAACAGTTATTCTTGTTGGTAATACGTATGGTGTTGCCGCTGGACAGGGCGTATTTGGTGCTGGTATTCCAGATGGAACGTTTGTTGTTACAGCAACAGTTGCTGCCGGAAATACTAACGTTATCATTTCTGCAAATGCTACATCGTCAACCGACGCACATCTTAACTTTTTTGCAAACACTCTTGCATTTAATGCCGTTGCTAATAGTGATGTTGTTTCTCTTGCAAGTAACATTGTAAAGAATGCTGATGACTTTGATAACAAAGGCCCATCAAACTCTGCATTTGTTAATACACAATTTGTTGCTCGTTATCCTGGTGATCTTGGCAATTCACTTCGCGTGTCAATGTGTTCTTCACCTAATCAATATAGCCGTGCAATTGACATGCTTAGCAATACCAGTGTCGGTGTTGCCACTAAATTAAATCAACTTGCAAATGCTTCTATCAGTGTAACAGTTAATTCAAGCACAGCTAACGTTGTTTTAACATGGATTGAACCAGGTGTAGGTGGTGGAAACCTTACTTATGCTGAAGCAAAGACTGCCGCTAATACAATCTTACAGTCTCTATCAGTTGGAGATTTTATTGAATTAGGCAACAGTACAGTTGGAACTCAACTTCTTAAAATTAAGTCACTTCCAGCTCTTACATCAGATGATGCTTCAAGTCTTGCATTCTTCCCAATCACATTTGAAAGCACATGGAACCGCGCAGTCAACTTTAGCTCAAATACGATTAATCGTCGTTGGGAATTCTTTAATACCATTGCAACGAATCCTGGCACATCACGTTATTTAACAGATCGTGGTTTAACTACGGTTGACCAAATAAGTGTTGTAGTTGTAGATGAAGATGGTAGATTTGCCGGAACTCCTGGCACAGTTCTAGAAGTTTATGAAGATCTATCTCGTGCAACAGATGCTATTGGTGAAGATGGCACAACAGCATTCTATAAGACTGTTATCAACGATAACTCTCGCTACGTATGGGCAACAAACGACCGTACTGGAGATGCAACAGCAAATGCTATTTCTCTTGCTAACTCGACTTCAACAGTCCCATATTCAAGATCGTTCATCGGCGGGCGGGATGGTGTAACAGAAACAACAGCAACAGTTGCATCACTTGCAACTGCATATGATCTGTTTGCTGATGCTTCATCTGTTGATGTTTCTCTTCTTTTAGCTGGTAAAGCAATTGGTGCATCTGCCGGTGCTCAACTTGCTAACTATCTAATCGATAACATTGCCGAAGTTCGTAAGGACTGCGTCGTGTTTGTATCGCCTGATAAGGCAGATGTTGTTGGTTCTGGCGTTGATGGTTTACAAGCTTCAAGCATTGTAACATTCCGTCAAAACATGCGCAACTCTTCATATGCATTCATTGACTCAGGTTACAAGTATCAGTATGACAAGTACAATGATGTGTATCGTTACATTCCACTGAATGGTGATATTGCTGGTCTAACTGCACGTTCAGACAATCTTCGTGATCCTTGGTTCTCACCTGCTGGTTACAACCGCGGTCAGATCAAGAACCTTGTCAAGCTGGCTTATAGCCCAAGCAAGGCAGAGCGTGATCTCCTGTACAAAAATGACATCAACCCAGTAATCACACAGCCAGGTCAGGGAACTATTCTGTTTGGTGACAAGACTGCTCTTGGCCGTCCAAGTGCATTCGATCGTATCAACGTTCGTCGTCTATTCATTACCCTTGAGAAGACAATTGCTACTGCCGCAAATCAGATGTTGTTTGAGTTCAATGATGAATTTACAAGAGCACAATTCCTGAATCTAATTGAACCATTCCTCCGTGATATTCAAGGCCGTCGTGGTATCACTGACTTCCGTGTTGTTTGTGACGAAACAAATAATACTCCAGAAGTTGTTGACAGCAACCGCTTTGTTGGTGATATCTACATTAAGCCAGCCAAGAGCATCAACTTTATCCAGTTGAACTTTGTGGCTGTTCGTTCTGGTGTAGAGTTCAATGAAGTCGTCGGCCAGTTCTAATAAATAAAAGAAACTAGGAGGAAAAGCAAATGGCTTTTAATATTAATGAGATGAGAAGCCAACTGGTCTACGGTGGCGCTCGTCAGAATTTATTCCAGGTGCGTATTAACAACCCTGCAAATGCTTCTGGAGATCTCAAAACACCATTTATGGTCCAAGCCGCACAGATTCCAGAATCACAGCTTGGTGTAATCCCAGTGTTCTACTTTGGTCGTCAGATGAAGTTGGCCGGAGACCGCACATTCGGTGATTGGACAGTAACAATAATCAACGATGAAGACTTCTTGATCCGTAATGCTATGGAAGAATGGTCAAATAGAATTAATCGTCTCGAGCGTAACGTTCGCGACATCAATCGCTATAAGACTAATGCTACCGTAATTCAGTACGCCAAGGATGGTACACCAATTCGCGAATACAGATTTGATGGAATCTTCCCAAGTGTTATTTCTCCAATTGAACTTGATTGGGGAAATCAAGATCAGATCGAATCGTTCCAGGTCACATTTACATATGACTATTGGACTGTAAGTGGTGGTACTACAAATAACGCCGGCGGTGCTTAATAAATAAGGGGTAACCATTCCCCTTATTTTTTGTTATTTAAATTGGAGTCTCCATGGCCGAATTATTTGGTTTTTCAATTACTAGAAAAGTTGAACAAGTAGACATCCCTTCGTTTACACCTAAAGCAGCCGATGATGGCGCCATGGTTGTTGCCGAAGGCGGTGTCTATGGTACGTTTGTTGATCTTGATGGTGCAGTTCGTACAGAAGCAGAGTTAGTTAATAAGTATCGTGAAGTTGCAATGCATCCAGAGGTCGAAATGGCCATTGATGATATTGTCAACGAAGCAATTGTTGCGGATCCTAAAAAAGAAATTGTTAGTCTCAATCTAGATGATTTAGAGCAACCAGAAAAAATCAAAAAACTAATTCTAGAAGAGTTTGATAATATTGTTGACCTTCTTGAGTTTAACCAACATGCATACGAAATCTTTAAGAAGTGGTATGTTGATGGTCGTCTGATCTATCATGCTATGATTGATGAGAAAAAACCGCGTGAAGGTATTAAAGAACTACGTTACGTTGATCCACGTAAGATCCGTAAAGTTCGTACTGTTAAGAAAAGAAAAGTTTCTAGTACTTCTAATGTAACTGTTCCACAAACTGGTGAAGAGTTTTATATCTATAATGAGAAGGGATTCTCAAAGACTGCCGGTGTTCCAAATAACATTGCTCCTTTCCAAGATACAGGTGCACAAGGTCTCAAGATTGCAATTGACTCTATTGTCAATGTGTCATCTGGTCTTGTAAATGTCAATGGCGATCTGGTTATTGGTTATCTGCAAAAGGTAATCAAGCCACTGAATATGCTTAAGGCGATGGAAGATTCATTGGTCATCTATCGCATTTCACGTGCACCTGAACGCCGTATTTTCTATATTGATGTCGGTAACCTTCCAAAGCCTAAAGCTGAGCAATATCTTCGTGATGTTATGACTCGCTTCAAGAATAAGGTTGTATACGATTCATCAACCGGTGAAATCCGTGATGACCGCAAGCATATGACCATGCTTGAAGACTTTTGGCTTCCACGTCGTGAAGGTGGTAAAGGTACAGAAATCACTACCCTCCCGGGCGGACAGAATCTTGGTCAGATGGATGATGTTACATACTTCCAGAATAAACTTTATAAAGCACTAAACGTTCCTATTGGTCGTATGGATCCATCAGCACAGTATAGCTTTGGCCGTGCTACTGAAATCACACGCGATGAAGTCAAGTTTGCTAAGTTTGTTACGCGTCTAAGATTGAGATTCTCCGATCTATTTACACGTATCCTTGAAAAACAATTAATCCTCAAGGGAATTATTACCTTAGAAGATTGGCCAGAGTTTAAAACTAACTTTAAGTTTGAATATGCTGAAGACAATCACTTTGCCGAACTACGCAATACTGAAATTCTTCGTGACCGTGTTTCAATGCTTCGTGATGTTGATGACTATGCAGGCAAATATTACTCACACGAGTGGATCCGTCGTAATGTTCTTTATCAAACTAAAGAGGACATGAAAGAAATCGACGAACAGATTCTAGAAGAAAAAGACAACCTACAGTATAACCAACCAGAAGTTGGTCAAGATGGACAACCGGTTCCTGGAGCCGATACACAACAACCAGATGATGCCGGAACTCCGCCATCGCCTGCTGAAGTAAAACCACCCAAGGATGCAGACTTTGGTCCTGCGGTCCCTGATGTGGTCAAGAAACCGGCCTGATTATAAATAAAAAAAATTGGAGAAAAGTTATGCCAACAATTGACGATTTAATCGATACAGTACTAGGACAACAACCAACTCAGTTTGCTTCTGTCTTTGACAACATCATGGGCGAAAAAGCATCTGCAGCAATTGATGATATGCGCACTAGTATTGCACAAGGCATTTATGCCTCAGAAGATGGATTAGAACCAGAAGATCTAGATGACGAAGATGATGATCTTGATGATGACGATCTCGACGATGAAATCGATGATGATGAATTTGATGATATCGATGATCTAGACTTGGATGACGACGACGATTTAGACCTAGATGACGAAGAAGGATTCGAAGATGGCGAAGACGCTTAAAGATTTTCTAGAAGGTTACTTGAAAGTAAAGTCTGCCGATGAACAGAAGTTTATCGACAAGCACGTAATTGCCAAGAATCCTGACCGCAACGGCAATGGTGACGATGTCTTTAAGGGCAGCACCAAGGCTATTGACCGTCGTAAAGATCGTAAGGGTTATAACCCCGGCGAAGACGAGAAGGTCTATGAAGAAACAGATCTTACCGAATCAACATATAAATTTGATGTTTCTGGCGAACATGGTAAAGCAGGCGTTGATAAGCTTGTTAAACATGCTAATTCAAAGGGCATCAAAGCAAAGGTTCATACTTATGATGGCCCTGCTGGCGGAAACCCAGTTATTCATCTTACACATAAAGATCCAAAGGCACTTCATTCTTATGTAAACACACACATGTATCCTGTGCGCGACATTTCACGTCATAAGATCAATGAAGATCTTAAAGGTAA